GAATATCAACAGCACCAGCTTCTAAAAATTGTGCCAATAATTGACCAGAAGCATTACGGATTTTAACATCTTGACCTTTTAGTGTTAGATGTCCTGTACCAGTATCTTCCACATAAGAATCAGAACCATCGTGATAAATTTGTAAATCATTACCAGCACCGAACTTGGCTTTGTTGTTGTCACCAAAGGTAGCATCGCCTGCAAAAGCAGCACCACCACTTAGGGTTGTATCATTAGATACTGTTAGTTCATCAATAGTAGATCCACCTGATGTCGTTAAGCCACCTGTTACACTTACACCTTGTGAGGTGGTTTCAAA